GCCAGTCTTCGTGCATTGAACCGTCCATGTTCCAAAAGTCACCATCGACGAAGTTGGTTCCCACCCACCGGTCCATGCGGTCGACAATTGTCTTCCACTCGGCACGGCTGTGGGGATTGATACCAACTGCGTGAAACTTGTCTGAATGTCCTTCCATAAAACTTTGAACTGCTTTAAGGAAGTACTTTCGAACGAGAAGGAGGTAATCGAGGCCTGCTGTGTCTGTTGGACGGGCACGCCCCTCTTCTACCTTCGCATCGGGCAAGAGTTCGTCTTTGAGAGAGACGATGAACTTTTGGTCGGTGAGCGGCTTAACCTTAGCTTGGGATTCAAGGGCTTCCACATCATGAACAATGGACGCTACGGGATGGTACCCATCAGCTTCCAAAACAAAGAATTTCTTCTTCCCGTCAGGCTTTTGCAAAACGTAGGGAACGTCTTGAGGGCCATAACCGGAAGAAGTTGTCATGACAATGGACTTCATGTATTCTTTGCCAGGAACGCCATTGATTGCTTCAAATAGCGTGAGGGGCTCACCTTCCGGGGGTTTCCCAAACTTGAGGTGGATCTGATCCGCCGCTTGTCTGAGAAGATCAAGCCGGTTTACGGGCAATTTTGAGGTCGCTCGCTTCACCGCCTTTTGATATGGCCAAATCTCTTCGCCTTGAGGGCTAATAAACTTGCGCATATGTGGAGGTCCCTTCACACTTGGGTGAAGTTTAGGATGATTGTGCAAAACTGAGGGAACGATTTTCGTTCCGCGAGCAAGCTGCACATACTTGCCGGGAGCTAGCTCTTCCATTGAATCAACGGAAATGCCAGCTTCAGTAATTGCCATCTGCGCAGTGAGGGCTCCCGTCACATCAAGTGCCGGTTCCTCATCAATCGTGGACAGCTGTTGTTGATTGAAAAGTGGGGCAAGAAACTCCTGTGAGAGAATACTGCCAATGACGATACACATGCCTTTATGACCAGCGACATGGAGCGCGCAAAGTTTGCGCGGGACGCTGGTATTTTGAAGCATGTAGACCGCCCCACAGTCACCTGGAGTGGTGGCTGCGTTAGCTCGGATGAACCGGGCCAAGCTCACTTCTCGGGGCAAATTATTGTGATCATAAAAGTCAT